TTAGCATTTGTGCAGCTAAAAGCCGATCAGGCACTGGATAAGGCCGGAAAAATTATCATGGCTGATGTGCAGGAGGTGCACCATGCATAACCTGTCAATTTCTGACCTTAACAGCATTCAGTTTGACGAGAAATTTACCGGGCAGTTGCTGGTCAATGTGGAGAACGGGCGCATAGTGCGTAATTATCACCTGCCGGATGGTGCAATTGCCGGAAGCGTTGAAGCATTGCTGGAACTGGCGGAACGTGCGCGACTGATTAAGCCGTCAACGAGCCATCACGATGATGATCTGCATTTTACCGGATGTATGGTGAGTCACTACGAAAACGGCGTCGAGGTATCCTGCGAACGGCTGCGTGATGATTGCTGTTTCGGCACACTGCCGGAATTTATCGAGTTGCTGACCAGTTGCGGTTATCAGGTCATTCAGGGGGGTAAACATGCGTGATGATCGTTTTAATTCCCTGAAACAGGAATTTTCCGGCGTTCCTGATGATGCGGCTGATGCGCTTTCGTCAATGCCAGAACTTATTAGAGCGGCTTTTTTCTTACTTTCCACGAGAGAATATAAATCAACGGGGCTTGATGTACTGAATATCGCCGCCGATTATGCGGAATATGTGGCAGAGGCGCGTTACAGAAGAAAATTTCCTGAGGATGTAAGCCATGCGTGATATTTACCACGAAACAATAGACCGCGCATTTCTTGCACTTTCTCACAGTGAAAACATGCTGGAAATATTGCGCATATGGCTTGAAACACTTGGCGACAATGAACGCGACAAACAAAAATCAAGAATTGCCACGGCATTAATAACGCTTCTTGAGCCTGTAATAATGGAACTGCAAGAAATAGATCTATTGCACGACAGATATAAAGAACAGCACACCGGAGAATAAAAATAATGAAACTTAAATATTCTGGCTTAACTGCCAGTGGCAACACTCACCCTAAATTTACGCGCGGTGATATTTACCGCGACCAGTACGGCGGCACGGTAATGATTAAGGGCGTGGAAGAACGGCGTGTAACCTACCGCCGTGAAGGTTACGAATATGATTGCGTGATGCCTGTTTATCAGTTCCGGCGTGATTTTTCTCTGGTACAGACCGCGCCGCATAACGTGCCCACCAGCAACGCCAGGGCACGGGCAAACATCCAGAAGCTGAAAACCATGGTTAACGGATTCAGGGGCAAGAAATGAAAAGCGCACCGAACTTAAAAAAACAGCCTTACGACAAGATGACCGAAGTCATTATTTTTGCGGGTAGTGATGCCTGGGCACATGCGAAACAGTGGCAGGAACAGGACGGGCGACTGGCTGGCGATAATGTGCCTCCCGTTGTGCTGGCTGATGATCAACTGGATGAACTGGCAGACCTGAGAATCATCGACGAGGGGCGCTATTGTGTCCGGCTGTACAAGGCAGGCCACATCAGGCCATCAAATATTAATGCCATTGCGCACAAGCTGGCGGCGGCGGGTGTAACTGATGCGAATTATTACCCCGAAGGGATGCACAGCCATATGCGGGAGAACTGGCGCGAATACCTGGAACGGGTGCGCGGGAAAGAGCCGGCGGAAGAAAAAAACCACCAGCGAAAAACCACGCTACCGATGAGCGTTGGATCTACCGGATACGACACGCAACTGGATTACGTGGTTAAGGGGATTATTCCGGCGGTATCGCTATGCAGCATATACGGAGCTAGCGGGTCCTATAAATCATTCCTTGCCGGATCGTGGGCGTGCCATGTTGCCACTGGTCGCCAGTGGGGAGGCCGCAGGGTTGCACATGGTGCGGTTCTCTATGTGGTTGGTGAAGGCGGTATAGGTGTTCCGCGTCGTGTAAAAGCCTGGGAGGTTGTGCACGATGAGCAGGTGAAAAATCTGTATCTGGTAAACCGCCCCATCTTTCCGGCTGCCCCGCTTGATGTTGATGAAATGGTTATCGCTGCCCGTCAGGTGGAGCGGGAAACGGGTAAACCTGTACGCATGATTATTCTGGATACGCTGGCGCGTTGCTTTGGTGGGAATGATGAAAATGATTCCCGTGATATGGGGGCGTTTATCCGTGGTTGTGACGAACTGAAACGACGCACAGGGGCCACGGTGCTGGTGGTTCACCATTCCGGCAAGGATGAGACGAAAGGCGCGCGCGGTTCCAGTGCATTTCGTGCTTCGCTGGATGCTGAATACCGGATACGCAGGGAGGACGCAGGAAGCGAAGCGCTGGTTATCTCATGCACCAAAATGAAGGACGCGGAGGAACTCAAAGAAGCCGCATATGACTTACGCGTGGTGGAGCTTTTTACCGACGCTGACGGTGAATTAATCACGTCGCTGGTGGTGGTGGATGATCCGCGCCCTCCTGTTGAACTGGAGCGCATCGAGGAGGCAGGGAACAAGACGGAAAACCATACCGCGCTATGGGGGTGCATCCGTTCACGCACACAGAACGGCGACAAGTGCACGATCCCGCTGTTACGTGATGACATGAAAAAGCTGGGGTATGAAATGAAAAACTTCCGGCGCTGGCTGTACAAGCTGGAAAAAGATGGGGTTATTCGTATCGATGGGGATGATGTAGCGCCGCTATAAAAGTGAGGAGCAAAAGCGAGGGGGATAGAAAGAGGGCCAAAATTAGCCCGCTCTCCCTCACTTTTCGACCTGTATACATCCTCAAAAGTGAGGGGTAAAAAAATACTTATGAAACACACACATAGAAAAACCGAAAATCCCAACTGCGACGAAGTGAGACGCTTGAAAAAGTGAGGCGAAAAAGTGAGAGGTTGCGAGAAATGACCCAAAAACGCAGAGACAGAACAGAGCCAAAATATAAAGCGTTAGACATGACTGAGCACACCTTAAAGGTGGCAATCAGAACGATAGACCGCCACACGCGGGAAGGATACGCGAAGGAACATCCCGACCTGATAAGCGCATTCATGACCACGGCGGCGGCAAACTTTGCCACGCTGACAGAACGGGAGATTGCCGAAGCGGAACAGGTAACAACCATCAACGTTAAAACCGGAGAGGTGGAATTATGACGGCACAGATAGCCGCTTACGGGCGGCTGGTGGACGACCCGCAGGTAAAACAGACCAGCAAGGGCACACCGATGACGCTGGCGCGTATGGCGGTATCTTTGCCATGCAGCCAGGCACAGGACGGACAGGCGACGTTATGGTTATCGGTCATCGCATTTGGCAAACAGGCCGACTTCCTGGCTAAACATCAAAAAGGCGATGTTGCCAGCGTATCCGGCACGATGCAGGTAAGCCAGTGGACCGGACAGAACGGAGAAACGCGGCAGGGCTGGCAGGTTATCGCAGACAGCGTAATCAGTGCCCGCGCGGCACGTCCAGGCGGGAACAGACGCAAAACCACAGGCACACAGGGTAATCAGCCACCAGCGGGAGGCGATGACCCTTACGGTGATGATATTTCGTTCTGAGGGGGTGACGATGGTACATGACCGCATAGCGGAGGAACTGGAGGCGAAAGGCTTTTACCGGAGGGCGGCGGCGCGATGGGGTGAAGTCATGCAGCTGGTGGAGACAGACAAGGAACGGCATCACATCACGATGCGACGGCTGGAATGTTCAAGGAAGGCACAGAGGGCACCGGAGCCGCCGGATAATTTCGGAGACCTGAAAAAGGCAGTCGATCGCACTTATGCCGAAATGGGTATAGATGCTGCTGGTGATGAAATATGGCGCAATTACCAGGACAGCTAATCAAACAGCCGGAGAAATCCGGCTTTTTTTGCACCAGTTGAAACGGTATGGCGCATTACCGGGTTTTCGTCACGGTCAGGCATAGTTACTATCTGAAACAAACAGACACAACAGAGGAAAAAAACAATGCCGATGAAATTTGATGAGATATTAAAACAGCGTGATAAATACCATGCTGACAACATGGAGACGATGAGCATCAATGATTACCGCGCATTCCTGGAGACGGGCGCACTGATTGAAAAGGATCAGCATGGTTTTGTGAGATGTGCTCTATCCGGTGAAATGCTGGCGGTAAATCCTGAACAGATAGATGCATTGATAGAATTTCTGAAAGAGATCAGAGACTGAGCCAGCACACAGCACACATAGCCGGAGCAATCCGGCTTTTTTGCGCCCAAAAAAAGCCCGATAAGGTCAGAGGGTTCTTATCGGGCTTTTGCATATGAGGTTTTTGGATGCACTGGCGTTCGTGATCGGGATAATCATTTCATAATTTGCAACATAACTCAATATCATTGCATAAAATGCAATTCTGATTATAATCAGGACTGGATAAACATCCAGTTATGATTTTTTTAGTCGAAGAGGAATTTCTTACTATGGCTGAAGAGAAAAAAGGCGGTGTTTCGGTGTACATAAGCCCCGAAATCGTGGAGGTGCTCAAGCAGCGCCACAAAAAAAACTATGAAGCTGGCGTTGCGGCTGGACTGGATCCGCTGATGACGCCGGAGCCGTCGATAGGTTCACTTGTACGCTCTTATTTACTTGCGGCGCTTGGGATGCATAAAAATTATGGGGGTGAATAATGGCAGGCAAAGCAACGGCACTTAACACTAACCAGCTTTTCATGTACCTGAATCGCGGGGATATTGCGGATTTTAAATTCAGCCCTCTGTTTACCACGCTGTTTTTCCCGAACGTGGCGACATTCAGCACGCAAAACATCATGCTGGATACCCTGGACATTGAAGAAGTCACCATGTCGGCGTTTTGTTCGCCTATGGTTGGTAGCCAGGTACAGCGCGATAAAGGGTACGAAACCAGCACGATTAAACCTGGCTACATGAAGCCAAAGCACGAAATCGATCCAACAAAAACCATCATGCGCATGGCTGGAGAAGATCCGGCACAGCTTAACGACCCAACCTATCGCCGTATGCGCCTGATTACTGGCAACATGCGCCGCCAGGTAAACGCTATTAAAGCGCGTGTTGAATGGCTGGCGGTAAATGCGGTAACGACCGGAAAAAACATCATTGAGGGCGAAGGCATAGAACGCTATGAAATCGACTGGAAGATGCCGGAAAACAACATCATAGAGCAGGCCAAAGGCCGTAAATGGTCCGAGCAGGACAAAGAAACCCACGATCCAATCTATGATATCGAGCTTTATGCGGATCAGGGCAATTGCCCCGCAAACGTCATGATTATGGGCGCTGAGGTATGGCGCACGTTACGCAGCTTTAAAAAATTCCGCGAACTGTACGATCTTTCCCGTGGTTCAGAATCCGCCGCAGAACTGGCCTGTAAAAACCTGGGCGAAGTGGTGAGCTTTAAAGGCTATCTGGGCGATATTGCCCTTATCGTCTATTCCGGCAAATACGCCGACAGCGACGGCACCGAAAAACATTTCCTTGAGCCTGATTTGCTGGTCTTGGGCAACACCAACAATAAAGGGCTGGTTGCTTATGGTGCGATTATGGATCAGGAAGCGGTAAGAACGGGCGCAACGCAAAACATGTACTACCCGAAAAACTGGATTGAGGACGGCGATCCGGCGATTGAGTACGTGCAGACGCACAGCGCACCGCAGCCGGTGCCGGCAGACATTCGCAAATTTGTTACCGTCAAAATTGGTTAACGGGGGATTCTATGAACACTCCATACATTGAGTTATTTGCAGGCAGTCAGCAGGTATCCACGACGCTGGTACATTTTGCCGCTGATGCTGGCGTCATTCAGGAATTTACCCCGCTGATGCTGGCGGACAATGGCGAGTTTAAGCCGTGGGATGGTCAGGCGTCCGGAAAGGCTGTTTATCTGACTTCGTACCCCGTGGACACGTCAAAGCAGAAATCAGCACAGTGCTACAAGACGGGGATCTTTAATATCGCCGCCGTGAACTGGCCCGAGAGCGTCGACACCGATGCGAAAAAATGCGCCGCCTTTGCGGGTTCTGGCGTATCCGTTCAGCCGCTGGCCCGATAAGCAGGGGGAACGATGGCAACGAATGAAAGCATCATGACGCTACCGCTGGCGAGTAAATTTAAAGCCGAAGCGCGGGCAATGGCTGACAGAGGTTTATCAACCTACGAGGCCGTATATCAACTCAACAAACTGGAAGAGCAGGACAAGCCGCGCGCTGATGCGATTATGGCGCTTCATGAGCATAACGACTATCAGCCGCTGTTACGTGCAATGGCAAACGTGCCTTGTATCGATGTTGGTACGGCTAAAAGCATCCTTAGCATGACCATAGAGCAGGAACGCCAGAAGGTTGCGCCGGAGCTTACCGCAGCCTTTGAAAACTTTATGGACATGCACAGCCCGCAAGCCGTATCAGCTGGCATGGCATACGATGGCAGAAACCAGGGCGATGACGGCGACATCGATCGCATACTGAAAACCATCTGAGACAAGGCCGGAGAAATCCGGCTTTTTTTACGGGTCCTTTCCGGCATATGGACCCGTTACGGGGCGGCGACCTCGCGGGTTTTCGCTATTTATGACGTTTTTCCGTGAAGGTGACACCACCACCACTTGATTAATATTTAACCATGCAGTTAAGGTAACATTATGATTGATAAAGCTTGTTTTGTAAGTCAGCAGGAAATAGCTGAACATTTCAAGGTTAACAGAACCACTATTCGCGCATGGACCAAACAGGGGATGCCGTATCTTAATGCGGATCGCGGAAAGTCTGGCGGTTATCACATCGGGCATACATTGCTTTGGTCTTCAGGTAAAAGCCGTCTTGAGACCATCAGATATCACGTAGAAACCAGTGCGCTGGAAAAAATTATGTTTGCCAGGCTGCTTTCATCTGAGCGTGACGAGTACTCCAGTGAAGAAACAGAACATCGATTTGATGAAGGTTTGCAGATTTACGGCTATTCACCGGAAGATGTGAGCAAGGCACGAAATAAAATGGCTGGCTTTCTGGCTGGGTGGCGTCATGCCATAAGCGTTCGCCGTGCCAGCATGGAGCAATCAGCCGATACAGAACAGTAAAGCCGATAACTTGTTAATCACTCGCAGCAATGCATGTGATTTGTGCACACTTTCGGTTAACTGGTTCGATGTCCGGTTTTAGTGTCTGTTTTTTGCGCATGTCCGGTTCATGGAAAGCATGTTTTTATATTTTTCATATGGTTAACTTGCAGAGAAACCGGACATGGGTCCCGAAAAATTTTCATAAATAGTGAAAACGCGCGAGGTCGCCGCCCCGTAACGGGCCATAATTCCAGGAAGGACCCGACGACACCAGACTATCAGAGCGATGGGGGCACAATGACAGAAGCCGAACTACTGGGATTAATCCGCCGCGTTACCGGAATCAGCCAGCAGCATGACGAACAGGCCACGCAGCCGGACAGCGTGACCGCCGAAAATTACGCGCGTGTGGTTGCTGAGGTGATGCGCCGTGATGGTATCCAGCTTAATGATGTGGATATGCGCAACATACGGATCCGCGTTCTTGAAATGCTGGCCTACAATCGCCGCGTGGCACTGTATCGGGAAACGGAGAAAATTACGTACCACTGGAAGAAGCCGGAGCGGTTACGGCGTTAACGAGTAGCGACATACCGTGACGGAGAGTGACAACCAGTGACACGCCGTGACAAAAGACGGTTTAACCGTTAATTAAAAATTGACGGGATTTTATGCTTTCCGGACGACGTGACCAACGTCATTTTTTAGCGAAAAGTTCTGATTAAGGTCATTGTCTGAATGGTCATAATGACCACTCCTACAAAACAGGTAAAGCCCACCAGCCTGATTAACAGTTAACCGGAAAAAAAATCCGGTAGCCCCGTTATGGGGATCCCCATATCAACATTAACGCCCCTCATGAATTAGCGCGCTTCCCCCTGGAAAGATGACCCGCCTGTATATTTCTTGTGTCTATTTGTTCCACGTTGTTTCATACAGTGCACCGAACGGTGTAGTCACTGGTGTAGTCATTTTGCGATTTATGGCACTTTTTGTAGTGCAAATCATTTAATTAAATCAATGCGTTAAGTGAAATTAGTTATATATAACAGCAATAAATAATGCGAGAATAAACGGCACGATGATCTCGGCGGCAAAACGGATACCGCAGAGAATAATGACCAGCATTCCCAACATAATGACGATTTTTAGGCCATTGAGCGTGATGATCGGCTTTGCCAT